ATTCTGATTTTACAATATCAATTATATTTTTTTCTTCAATAATACATGTTTCATCTACTTCTGAAAATAAACTACATTTTAAACAAACTGGTAGCACCTGAGAATAGTAATTTTGATACTGATCTTCCTTGCTTTCAAATTCATTTAGATTCATCTTCATCTCCTGGTGTGTAAGAAGGAGATGGCCCAAGCAAGTAACCTTGGCTATGATATTCAACCATTTTAGAAGTATCTTCTGGCCCAACTAGCTTATTTGAGATTAATGTTAGTAGATCATAAATTCTATGCATCATAATATAGTTAACCATAGGCAGGTTGTCTTCTAAATTCTGTGGCTGCTCTTTATTTTCCGTCGTCATCTGGTCTCCCTAAATCTTCCCAAAACTTTTCCCGCCCCATGGCGTCAGTTTCTTTAATAGTTCCTCCGTCAGTTAGAATCGACGGCTGATTTAAGTTTTCCATAGTATTCCAATCCCACGTCTTTTTTAAAACTGCAAGATAAGCAGTATAGATATATTATACCTTCGTTTGTCTCGTTGCACATTAAAGGGCCCTGATCCATTGGACATTCAAGTCTAGGAACAAGGCCCTTCTCTGCTAGAAGTAGGTATTTAGACACATACTGTATCTTCATAACCCTACCCTTCTAATTTTTGAATTCCGTTAAGAACTCCTGGTATCTTGCCCCATTCAGGGAAGACCATGATGACCAATCGGTTCCGCCTTTAGTCATATAATACGTTATCTCTGCATTTATTACTGGATCAAATAATGTGATATTTGACTTTAATTCAAATTTTTCTTTACGATCTACGCCGAGGTTACCCAACATATTGATCTGAAAAATTCCGTAGGAACTGTCTCCAGTTTTCCTGTTACCATTGTAAGCCATAGGCCTTGCATTGGATTCTGACTTAGCAATAGCCCAAGCCTGTTTAAGGGCTCTTCCTTCAAAACCAACAGCTGATAGAAGTTCTTTTAGTTCTCTGTCTGTTAGCGTCTCAGAAGGCTTGTACACAGTAGTGCTGTACTTCTCTAAGGTTTCTTTCTTTAGTTGTACTGTAGATTTCACAGGTGTTTCCACCTGCAATGCTTGAGTAATTGTTGGCCCAGGCTGGACAGTAAATAAGAATAATGTTATCATTCCTATATAAGACCAGTTATGAGCAACATCGCTCAAACGTTGTTTGATATTCTCCATTGGCATTTCCTCCTTTAGAGATAACGAACTATAATAGTAGCATTACTTGACAGTAGGTGTCAAGCCAGTCAACCAGAAAAAAATATGAATATATCATTATCTATACCAAGACCTGGATTAAATCCAGCAACAGGATTTGGCTATGCAGCACAAAATATAGTTAGATCACTACAAAGCCTGGGACACATTGTTACTTGGACGAATGCGAACACGCCATTACAATTAAATTTTACACAACCTCATCATTATAAATTGCATAGAGGCCAATATCAAATTGGCTATACTCCATGGGAGTCTACTGGCATAAGGCCAGAGTGGACAGAAAGAATGAATCTGTGTGATGAAGTTTGGGCAACATCAGACTGGAATGCAGAAGTTTTTAAAAGTAATGGAGTTACTGTTCCAATTAAAACATATACTCACGGAATAGAAAAAATTTGGACCGCACATAAAAGAGAATTAAAAGAAGGAAGACCGTTTAAGTTTTTGCATGTTGGAGAACCAGCGCCAAGAAAATCTGGTCAGCTAGTAGTAGACACCTTTATAAAGATGTTTGGAGACAACCCAGATTATCAACTTACTATTAAGTCTCATCATTCTCATACAATTAGAGTATATGATAAATATGGTAATTTTGGATTACCAGAAAATATATATAATAATATTAAAGTAATTAAAGACGAATACTCTGCAGAACAATTAGTTTCTCTTTATCACTCACATCACGTTTTAATATATCCTAGTTGGGGAGAAGGGTTTGGATTTATTCCTCTTCAAGCTTTAGCAACTGGAATGCCTACAATAACAACATATGATTGGGCACAGTATAAAAAGTATATAGGTCCACTAAAGCTTAAGTCTAAGCTTTCAGATGAAGAATTGCCTAAAGCGGTAGGAGATCCTCATTTAGGATTAATGTTTAAGCCAGACGGAAAACACCTAGAAGAATTAATGTACGATTCTATAGTTAATTTTAAAGCTTATTCAGGATACTACTTTGCCCAGTCAACTAAAATACATGAAGAATATGATTGGATTAAGTTGACTAAGAATGCGTTTAGTCATTTAGAAGAAAGATTTTCATAACCCCTTCCCCTTTAGATTAAAGTTTGGTAGAATTGGACTTCAACTAAAAATATAAAACCGCAAGGCGGAGAAAAGGTGTTATTTAAAAAATGTCAAAAACTATTGCTAACCCATACGAAAACTTCATAGCTCTATCTCGATACGCAAGATGGATTCCAGAAGAAGGTCGTCGTGAAACTTGGGGCGAAACAGTAGATCGATATTTTGATTTTATGCTAGGCCACCTAGAAAAGAATCATGGATACAAACCATCAGGCAAGCTTGTTGAAGAATTAAAAGAAGCAGTATTTAATAGAAACGTTATGCCTTCAATGAGATCTGTAATGACTTCAGGCGCAGCTTTGGAAAGAGATAACGTAGCAGGATACAATTGTTCATTTGTTCCAGTAGATAATCCAAGATCATTTGATGAGACTATGTATATCCTTATGTGCGGTACGGGTGTTGGATTCTCTGTTGAATATAAGTATGTAAATAAACTTCCTTCTGTTCCAGAATCTTTAGAAAAATCAGATACAGTAATTGTTGTTGAAGATTCAAAGCAAGGATGGGCTAAAGCATACCGTGAACTTCTAGCCTTGCTATGGACAGGACATATTCCAGCAATTGATGTAAGCAAGGTTCGCCCAGCGGGTGCACGTCTTAAGACGATGGGCGGGCGTTCATCTGGACCACAACCGCTTGTTAATCTTTTTGACTTTACAATTGCAAAGTTTAAGAATGCAGTAGGTCGTCAACTAAAACCTATTGAAGCACATGATATTATGTGCAAAATTGGTGAAGTAGTTGTAGTAGGTGGAGTAAGACGCTCTGCCATGATTTCTCTTTCTAATATTAATGATATTGAAATGGCGGCAGCAAAGTCTGGTAACTGGTGGGAAAATAATACTCAACGTGCACTTTCAAATAACTCTGTGGCATACTCTCGTAAGCCAGCAATGGAGCAATTTATAGCAGAATGGAAAAATTTATATGACTCAAAGTCTGGTGAACGTGGAATCTACAACGTTGCAGCAGCACAAGCGCAAGCAGCTAAATATGGACGAAGGGATCCTGAGATACACTATGGAACAAACCCTTGCTCAGAAATTATTTTGCGTCCTTATCAGTTTTGTAACCTTTCAGAAGTCGTATTACGTGAAAAAGATACAAATGAGGATGTTGCAAATAAAGTACGCCTTGCAACGATTCTTGGAACATGGCAGTCAACCCTAACAGATTTTAAATATCTTCGTAAAATTTGGAAAGACAACACAGAGGAGGAAAGGCTGCTTGGCGTTTCTTTAACTGGCCAGTTTGGCCACAAATTCTTTTCTGGAAAGCAAGGACTTGATAAACTAGAAAAAGTTCTTTCTAGTCTTCGTGAGTATGCTCGTGAAATGAATAAAGAAGAGGCTGGGAAAATTGGGATTCCTGAGTCTGCAGCTATTACATGCGTAAAGCCTTCTGGAACAGTATCTCAATTGGTCGGGGTATCTTCAGGAATGCATCCATGGCATTCACCGTATTATATTCGTACAGTTCGTGGCTCAAAGGGAGATCCAATCTCTACATTTTTGAAGGAAGTAGGAATTCCAGTAGAAGATGATGTAATGAAGCCAAACGACACATACGTATTCTCATTTCCAGTTAAGGCGCCAGAGGGTGCAATTGTTAGAAATGATCTAACAGCCCTGGATCATTTAAACACATGGCTAGTTTATCAACGTGCATGGTGTGAGCATAAGCCATCTATTACTGTTTCTGTAAAAGAAGACGAATGGATGGAGGTTGGAGCTTGGGTATACAAGCATTTTGATGAGGTATCTGGAATTTCATTCTTACCTCACTCTGACCATACATATAAGCAAGCCCCGTATCAAGAAGTAACTAAGGAAGAATATGATTCCCTACTCGCACAGATGCCTAAGTCTATTCGTTGGGAAGATTTATCATTTTATGAAACAGAAGACGGAACTTCTACAAACGCCACCCTTGCCTGTACATCTGATGGAAATTGTGAGATTGTAGACATTTCTGCATAAAGGGTATATAATAAATATTGGGGTAATACCCAAAATTCCTGGGCACTAGGCCCAGAAATAAGGAGGATCTAAATTGTCAAAAACAAAAGAAGATCTAAACAATGATGGAAAGGTAACAATGCAAGAGAAAATTCTAGCAGCGTTGGCAAGCTATGGGCGTCACTTTTTAGGTGCGGCTATTGCTCTTTACATGACTGGAAACACTGACCCAGGAGACCTAATTAAGGGCGG